AAATATTATAGTTTTGATTCGGGAGTTTTAAAGGCGCGTTTTACTTGTTCTGAAATAGGGATTGGTGATCCTTCCTCATCTACTCTAACAAAAGTCATGTTTGTAGCAAGTAAAACAATCTCATCACCTCTAAACACATTGTATCCTCTTGCTTCAATATTAAAAGTAGCTGATGTATTTCCTACTTTTACCATCTCAGCATATATTTTAACAAGTTGTTTTTCTTTAGCAGGTTTTAAAAATACACATTTATCCATAGCAATAGTAATCATGTTTTGACTTCTACATTTTTCCATTGCGTAAGCAGCTACCGCGGCATCTATCCAGCTAAGCAATTTGCCGCCAAATAGATTACCGTGGAAACCTAAATCTGATTTTTTAACTGGATGTGTAGATAATAAATCCATTAAACTGCTCTCTTAGTATCGTAACTAATAATATGATCTCTACCTGTCCAATTATAACCCATTTCAAAGGCCATTTCTAAACTAATAGGATATTGTTTAATCAATTCCTCTCTAGTGTCACCAGCAGGCATTAACCATGTTTTGTTTTTAGGAATATTCATTTCAACCCTAAATGCCTCAATTTCTTCCAGTGTACCTTTATGTCCATCATAAACTGGTTTGTAATGATAATCTGTATGGTAATCTAAGGTTTTACGAATTGCCTCTTTATTCAAACGAAGTTTGTTATGTTGGTCAATCATTTTCTGATCCACGAGCTTACCCATTGGAGTGGTAACGTCAAGAGCAGGAACAGAATTGGCAAACTTTGGAGATAAAGATACCAACCCAAACGGATAATCGGTTTCAACAAAGTGGCTACCTTCTGTTTCAATGGTTATACATATACCACGTTCATGAGCAAAGTGAGTTAATTCATTACAAAGGTCAGGTTGCATTGTTGGTGAACCTCCTGTTAACATCATTTCCTTAATCTCAGGATTTTCATCGTAAATTTTAATGATGTCATTAAATGTATAAATACCTTTTTCAGGGTGGATACTTGTGTACCAACTATCACACCAACCACCAGCACCAAACCAACATCTGTGAGTACATCCTGTTGTTCTAATTGCTACAGTTGGTCTGCCTTGTCTTGAACCTTCTGATTGGATACAAGTATAAACTTCAAGTACAGGTAATTTTTTATTATAGTCAGTAATACGACCTGGTTTTTTATCTTCTTTTGTCATAATTATCCTTTATAAAATGCTGTATTTTTTTCATGTTCACGGAACTCAACTTGAACTACTTTTACTCGACCATCAGTTTCTTCTTGAACAAAATTATTTAGTTTTACCCAAAGGTAGTTTGAAAATTGTTCTGCTCCTACTGCTGGAATAATTCTTAATTGAATTATTCCTTCATCGTTCATCTTTTTAAATGTTTCCAAATATGGATCATCTTCAGCAACAATTGTTGTATGGTCAAACATATAATCCATCCATGCTTTAGGATTCATACCATCAATAGTTCCTTTAGCACGTTTCATACCTCCAAAGTCCCAAACCCAATTACGTTCATCAAGTTCACCTGCAAACCATACTTTGAATGATACTCCATAACCATGAAGGAATCTACAATGAGTTCCTTCAGCTCTCCATTGACGGAATACAGTTGAGTAACCGTCAAATATTTTTGTTGATCTAAAACTACCCATTGATAAATTGCATTACTTGTTCATAACTTCTAGCGCCTACAAATCGACGAATTTCTTGTCCATTTTCTGTTAATACCACAGTAGGAACACTCATTACATTTGCTGAACGGGCTCTATCCATTTCATAGTCAATGTTAATTTTTTCAACAGGCATTTGTTGACTTACTTTATCCATAGTAGGACCTAAAACTTGACATGGTTGGCACCATGGTGCTGTAAAATAAAATATTTGTTTCATGTTTAATAAAATTTAACTGTTGTGTTTTTATAACTTTCTGGGGTGATGTATACTTTGTTTTTTTCTCCGTTTATAATAGCGGTATAATTCATTCCTTCATAATATGGTTCTAATTTTTGAATATACCATCTTCCAGTTAGATTGCCAAGGTCAAATGTTTCTTCTTTATACTCTAATTGAACAAACATAGGGTGAGAACAAGACATATATTCTATACACATCCAAATATCTCCTTCATGCTCAAAAGTTCTAAATTCTGAAAAGTTAGTATCTAAATCAATATTAAAAGAATCAAAATCAAATTTACTTACTAAATATTTAGTTAGACCATGTTTTTCTAAAAAATGATACATGCCGCTTTCATAAAATAAAACAGCTCCATTGACGCCATTATCTTTCATATAATTAAAATACCTTTCTTTATCACTAAAGAAGTCTAAAAAGAACATAAACTCAGTATTTAATTTAAAGAAATAACCTTCAATTAATTTATTACCTGTAGCTTCTTGTTTACCTTGAAGGAATAAAACAGGTTTAGTAGATAGATATTCTATAAACTTTTTATCTTTTATATAACAATCATAGTCTAAACAAGTGAATTCAGTTTTTCCAAATGTTTGAGCTACTCTGCAAGCTCGATATCTTAAATTATTTGCTGCTCTACCATACTCAATATTAGAATATTCTGTAGTTAACTTAAACAAGTCAGTAATTATATCATAAGTTAATACAACTTCCTCATTATCATATGATTCATTAGTATTACTATAAACTAAACAATCATATAACTCTGTTTCATATTTTTCAATACCTGAGGGGAGATAATTTAAAGATAAAATAATCATATCATCAGTAACTTCTCTTAAGTGTTTTAAACACTTAACCATCATATCAAATTTATTTTGATCTGTTGGTCTAGCAGTTACTATAAAACAATTATTACTCATTAAACTAGTTCTTCAACAATTCCAATAAGTTCACTAAGGATCAAAATAACAGCTCCAAGGCCAATGCTCCAAAATAAAGCAACATAACCTGAGATTCTAACTGCTGATTTTAAAAAGCTAACTTGTTGGTGTAATTTAGGATCAGGATGATCTTGTTTTTTGTTTAAAATTCTATAATGAATTTCATTGTTAATACTATGTTCGTTTTTCATATAATTTCTTCTTCTTTAACTAATTCAGCTCCACAGTTTTCCTCTAGGAGACGAGAGGTATTTTCTTTAAATAATGGTTTGGCTTGAGACCAATCATAAGACCATTGAGTAGATCCTTTGATTAGTCCCGTAAATACCTCACCATGTTTATTAACCACAATATACATTTGTGGATATGGTCCTGATTTTTTATATCGTCTTTTTGTGGTCATCTAATACTGAAGATACGTATTCTTTTACATATTCCCAAGTTACTGGTCCAAATTCATCAGCATAGTTTACAGGGTCTTTTCTACCTAGTTTAATAAAGGCTTCAACACGTTCAACAGATGATGCTGATTTGTAATCTGAAAACCATTCAGGTGTAGGATTTCCATAATTATCAAATATTAAATGTATCATTGGTTTGTAACTTGTATTTGTACGACGATAAATTTCATCAAAATCAAATCCTAGTATTTCACAACATCTTAAACCATCCTCTAAAATACTAAATTTATCACCATGCAAATAAGGAGTATAATGTCTAACACTTTCAGCATTCCAATTACCTAATTTAAATGCTTCAAAATCAACATCTCTAAATTCTTGACGACAATCAGGATAAATTGAATGATCACCGGCATGTATCCCCATAGCAATTTTACAATTTGCTCTTTTAGACTCAGCAATAGACAAAGCTACCGCTTGAATAATTGAACTAAATATTTTATTACGATTAGGAACAACTGTTGCTTTCATGTTTTCTTCAGCATAGTGACCTTCAGGTACTTCATCTCCTCCTGTTACAAGCGCTGAATTAAGTAGTTGGCTTAAACCATCAAGTTTAATTACTTGATACTTTATACGACATGGATGATTTATTGTTTTTGAAAAATCATCATTATCAATCATATTATTAATATAATCTACTAAATCTTTAGCACGTTCAAGTTCAACAGAGTGTTTTTGTCCATAATCAAAAGACAATGCTGTTACTTCATTTCCTTGAGCAAGTAGGTGAAGTAATAAAGTAGAAGAATCCATCCCTCCACTTAACGATAATACGGCTTGTTGTTTCATAGTTTTGTTTTATTTGCTAATCTATGTAACATTTCTAAATTAGCCAAACTAAGGCGATGGCGATTTTTCCAAATGTTATCTAATTGTTTTTTAATTTCTGCTTCCCAAGCAGAGTTCATTTCTATTTGTTTTTTCATAATTAAAAAGGTAATTCATCTATTTGTTCAACTTCAAAGTATCTATCTAACCAATCTTTAGGATACATTAAAATTTCTCCTTTGTATTTAGGATTTGATACTTGTTTTGATCCAATTAGAATTTTTTCATTCATAGCAGCTTCAGCTACTTTTTTACCTAATTCACCTCCTGCTGGTTTTTTAAGGTAATCATACAGTGATAACATTTCCATAACTTATTTTTTTAAATATATTTTTTCTTTAGTGCCTGCTGTTTGGTCATACCATTGTTCTCTATTCATGTCATACCATCTATAAGGCAATTCAGGATTATCATTCCAACCATGAGCTCCATAATAAACAGCATCTTTTCTTAACAAATTTGCTCTGTGAGACTTATGAAATTCTTCATCTCCAAACCAAACAGGCATAACAATCTCTTCAGTAATAACCTCTTTTTTCATAGTATTATTTTTACCTCTAGCAACCCAAACGTCTATAGAGTCGTTTAAATATTGTTTTAACGCTGGTATGTTATTTCTAAACATCTGGCTTATAGGGTGGTTAACTCGGCCTTTAGAATATGCTTTACCAGTCAATGTTGGTCTACCTTCTAGACCAGCAATTAATTGATAAGTTTCTACTCGCTGTTTACCTAAACGTTTATCGTCTAGAGATTCAAGTGATGTTTTAAAGTCGGGATATGGGAGAAATACTTGCATTATTTTAATAGTTTTCTAAACATTCTTAAATTCCAATCAAGTAAGTTATAATCAATATCTGTAGTATAAAAATTATGGTTCATATCTGATTTTGGTTTTTCAGTTAAACCATTCCTACCATACTGAGTGCCATCTAAAGTAGACATAATTGGGTTTGATGTGTCAATAGTTTCAATAAAAGGCATATCTTTATACCAACTGAATTCTTGTGGTACTTGGCAACCTAATAAATGTACTCTATCATTATCTACAATCAAACCCATATGATACATTCTACTTATTACCTCAATTCTACCTAATGCTTTAGCTAGATTTTCATTAGGGTGATTAGAGTGATTTAAATAATATTCAGCACCATATGAAAACGCAATCTTTTTATAGCCTAAATCTTTATATGTTTGATAACATAAAACAGCATCTAAAAAGTTTTGAGCTTGAACAACTGCTACTTTAGTAACTTCTTTAGGTAATTTAATTTGAGCCCATTTTCTAGCATTAACAATAGAAGCATTTGTATCTTGCCATACATCAGGAACAATAAATTCATTAGGACGTAATTTATCAACCCAATGTAAAAGACCTGAATCATGGTATGCTGTTCCTAGCTCATGGAGTGAATTATCTAAAATGATATAACGACCTTGTTGTTTTGCTTTCATAAAGAAATCAACATAGTCTTTATCTTTATCTAAAAGATGAACTAAACAATAATCATAGTCATTAAAATCAAGACTATCTTCTAACAAACATAAGGGAACTTCATGACTTATTTTCATATATTTACTTTTTTAGGTCTACCTCGTCTTTTAGGAGCTACTCTCCTAACATTGTATTTTGTACTAGCATAAAGATAATAATCCTTTATAGATGAGCCAAACAATTTAATTTCATCTTCTATTAAGAGTTTATCAACTTCAAAATGATCATAAATAGCATCTATAAAATTTTCTAATTTAGAATCATCATCACTATAATGATCTGTCATTAAACGCTCATATTTACTTAACAATAAACCACCTCGTTTAGCTCTATCAAATGGTTCTAAACCAGCATTGTCATTATCATATTTTTCCCAAAGGGCGGATTGTGCCATCCAAAAATAAGGAGATGGATCAAAGTCACCATTGTTTATTCTTTTTTCAATATGAGCAGACTTAGGTAATGGTTTTGGAACATCATAATTTCTCCACCATCTAAAAGGACTGTAGTTAAGTTTTTTAAGTTGTGATAAGTGTTTTTGAATAACTTCTTTTGAATGCATATTATAACTTATTAACGGAGACCTAACATAAGTTCTTCTTGATATGTGTGAGAAAAACTTTGAGTAAACAAATCAGTCTCTACCTTAATAGAAAACTCATACCATACTTGACGAGCTTCATCAATTATATTTTTAAGCTCATCAGCTGTATTGTATTTAATACTGTACTTATCAATTACAACATTATTCTTACTGTCAATAACCTTAAAATTTGCGATTTTGTTTTTCATAACCTTTATTATGCTATAAATATAACATCAAAATCTAACAAGGCCAAACAAGAAATTAGAAATAAGTTATAGTATCATCATCTTTTCTAGACTGGAATTGTTGGGTTAATAGTTCTCTTAATTTGGAAACTTCTTCTAATGCTTTTACTTTTTTACCATGTTCAGCACCAGTGAAACTATTAGTTACACTTTCTAATCTTTCTAAAGATTCATTAAATTGATTTAATTTTTTAGCTGTCTCAATATCTAAATTAGCTTGTTTAGCTTCTTCTTCATCAATCACACCATCATCATTAGTATCAGCTTCATCAAATACTTGTTGTAATTCTTCTTCCTCTACTACTCCATCACCATCTAAATCTAAGTTCTTTAAAGATGGTTCACCACTCATTATAACTTCAACTTCTGGTTCTTCATAAAAAAATTGACCTGTTTTTGGATCAACCATTACAGGAACACCATTTTGTTTTTTAGGTTCTTCCCAAACAATTTCATTATCTTGCAAGTCAGTCAAACTAGCTTCTTCCCATTCTTTCATTTCATTTTCTAAGTCATCATAGGCCTCAACTACTTTTCTCATACCCTCTACTGTTTCTTCAATAGGTGTTTCTTTACGTCTAATAAGTTGAGCAAAAGCAAAGTTAGCGGCTATAACAAGAGCAATAGCAAGTGGGTCAAATACAAATATAATAACTAATATGTACCAGTTAATGATTCGGTCCATAGCAACACCTGTAAGGGCGCTTAAATATTTTAAAGGACCTAATTCACTAGTTGCTGTAGCATTAGTTTTAACTTCTAATATTTTAGTTTCTAAAGAAAATATAGAATCATTTACTATATCTAATTTAGAAGATAATTTTTCATCTGATTTGGAAGCATTTTCAATTTGTTTAATAGAGGCATTGTTAGACCTTACTACTAAATTACCTTTACGATCTGTAAATTGGGTTGTTGATCCTTTAGACAAACTGCCTTTTAGTTCTGATAAGGATTGTTTTTCTTGAAGAATACCGGTTCTAGTATTTTCATAAAGTTTCTTTTTAGTTTCTAAAGACGCTACTTTAGAATCAACAATACTAGTTTGGTCAGCTGTTTTTTGGTATGCTGAAGATAAGTAACCATAAATACCAGCGGATGTGATTAAAATTAATACAGCGGCGGCTATAGTTAAATATGTTCTTAGAATTTTATTTAATTTATTCCAATATTGATATAATAGAGAAGCAATCACTAATTTTGACACTTCTAAAGAAGCGGCCATAATAATTACAGCGGTACTAGCCCCAGCAAATAACATGCTAAGGCCAGTAACACTATAAACCGCTGCTGATGCACTTACAGATAGTGCGGAAAGTGCTATTATAAAGGGGAATATTCTTTCTTTTATACTGTTCCACATATCTTATAAATATTAAATTATTTCACAAGCACCACCAGCACAAGCTGCTTGATCCATCAAAGCTGTGTTATCACTCATTTCAACAACTCGTGACAAATCTACTTGATGTAATGATTTTATCTGTTCTTCAAACTGTTCCTTAGTAATAGTTTCATAAGGGGCTTGTTTGTAAGTACCTAAATCTTCAGGTAAGAAAGATAATGCTGTGAAGTATTCTTTGTTTTCATAAAGCCATTCACCAACTGTATCCCATTCATCTTGTTTAATAGTCACAGTAGCAGAAACGTTATGCATGTTAGCGCCTTTTCTATGGCCTGGTTTAATCCAATTTTTATTAATTGTTTTAATACGCTCTAACAAATCCATAGCTGATTCTTTACGAGTGATTGAACCTTCTGGAGCACGTTGAGGAACAGAAACAATTGATTGAAGTGTTGGTTTAAAGAAATCATCTTCCAACATTTCTGGATGGTACATACTTAAGTAAGTATACAATGCTTCATTTTTACCTAAACGAATACGACGAATATAATAATCATCATGCCAAGCATGAATACCTGAACTTGTACCTAATACTAATGAAGTAGTACCTGAAGGCTTAACTGTAGTGACACGAGCTGCTTTATTAATACCTAATACTTTAGCAATACGCTCATTCTCATCACAAGCTACTTTAGCTGCTTCTTTCATATTCAATTTAAATACAGCTCCAGAAGCAATACCTGTCATTCCAATACCTAACAATGCTTCTTTTTCAGTTGTTTTTTTCCAAACATCTCTTAGATAATGGAAATCAGTATATGAAGCTTGTAATGTACCAATAAATGCTGCCGCCTTAGCTCTGGCATTATATTCTTCTTGTGTTTCAATATCTGAAGCATTGATTTCACACAAGTTACAGAATTGGTTAGCTTTCAAATTAATTTCAGCACACGGATTAGTACCTGCATCTTTATCATTTGTGAATAAGAAACCTGGTTCACCGCTGTTAGATGCTTCAATTTTACCCCATAAGTTCATAAATGTTTCTTTATCAATCATGTTACGAAGCAATACTGCTGAGTTGTTAGCGCGACCACGTTGTGGATTATCTTCCCACCAGTTACCAAATTTACAAGTCAACATATTCTCATCATGCAAATTAAATAAAGCAATCAAAGCAGCCCTACGAATACCTCCGGACAATACAGCGTCAGCTAAGTGACAAATAATGTCATGACATTCAACTGTTGTTAACTTTTCACCATCTGCTTTACGGTCTAAAATAGCTTGCATATGAATCAAAGCAATTTTTAATGGTTCTGGACCTGGTGCTTTACCACCAACTGTAATTAATGAGGCACCTTTAGCTCTGATGTCTCTAAAGTCAAATATGGGTGCGGTTGATGTGTAACCAAAATAAGCTTTAGTTAACATACGAACAGCATCAGCCCATCCTTCAATAGAATCACCTACTAAATAACGTTTTGATTTTAGTGGCTTTCTAATTTCAGGTAATTGTTCTACGTGATGGGTTTGGACTGAATATCCAACTCCACATCCTGAAAGTAGCAAGAACATGATTTCAGAAAAAGCTCTGTAATCATCAATTGGTAAATAAGAACAGTTAAAAATACGAGCGTTGTTTATTTCAATAGGCTTACCAGCAAATTGCATAGAACGCATTGATGGTAAAACTTTTTTATCATAAACATACTTGTAAGCGGCTTCAATTTCTTCAGCCAGTTCAGGAAATTTCTTCAAGTGCATTTCCTTGTTTCGAGTTACTAGCTCGTCCCATGTCTCTCTCCTGTTTTTGTCAGGTACGAATTTCGCGTATTTGAGGTGGGTAGTAATTTCAGACAAAATTTGTGATTCTGTGGTTAACATTTGTTTTTTAATAATTTTAGTTAGATAGTTCGAAAAATCTTTGTTTAATAAGTGCCTTGTCTGATGAATCTATACCTCCAAAAGTATTAGATTTTTGTGATGAAGATGATTCTTCGTCTTCTTCTAAATAGGATGATACCTCAAAATGTCCTGTAGAGGTATCTACTTTGACAGAATAGGTCATACCGTCCATTCCGTATCGATTTTTCATAATGTGAAATCTTCCTGTCCCATTTACTTTGTCTTGACGTTTCCTTGATAAGGATATAGCAACATCGGTAACCATCATTTTATCATAGCTACCTGCTGCTTTATCACCTTCAATAATATCATCTTTTGCACCAGCTCGGTTTACTTGAGACACTGACCAAATAGGTAGATTCAATTCTCTAGCAAGACCCTTAGTACTAATATAAATATCATCTATTTCATCCTTACGCTCACGATTATTCTTTTTTGAGCGAAGAAGATCTACATAGTCAATAATGATTAGATCTGGTTTAAAATCTAGGTCAATACATTTTTTAATATGTGATTCAATAGTTGAAATAGATGCTTTACCTGTTGGATATTCTTTAATAATTAATTGACCATTTAATTGAGCCACTGCTTCTTCAATTTTTGGCTTATGTTTAGTGATATCTTGAACTGATATGTTAGTAAAGAAAGCGTCATATCTTCGTCCTACATAGTCAGAACCTAATTCTAAGGTATAATGTAAAACATTATAACCTAATTTAACAGCATAACCACCTAAAGCAACTAATGACCAAGACTTACCACCTCCAGGACTACCAAATATCAATCCAAAGTCACCATTACCTAAACCACCTTGAAGCAATTCATTAAATGATTCCCAAGGTGTAGGAACAATTTTTCTATGGTCTTCTCTATATCTTGATTCAACATCTTTATTATACTCATGACCCATATTTTTGTCTCCACCCGCTTTAAGCGCGTTATCAATCATTGACCTAATAGAATCATAATCTCCGGCGTTTAGAAAATCTACGCTTGTTAATAACGCTTTTTTAAGCTGTTGGTTTTTACAAAAGTTAGAAAATTCTTCTTCTACATACTTAAGATCCTCATCTGATGCTTTATAAGCTTCACGTAATTGTTCTTTAATTGATACTTGTAAAACTTCATTATCAATTTTCTTTAATTCTACTTTTAAAACATCCATACTAGGGCAAGTATGATATTTTTGATAATATTTTAGGATTTCTTTAATGATCCATTTGTGTGCTTGGTTATCAAAGTATTCTTCACTTAACACATCTTGAATATTCAATAGAAATTCTTTATGTGTTAGTAGTGAAGACAGTACTTTAACCTGGAATGAAGTTCCATAAGCGTTGAGATTATTGAGTGTCATATAACTTATTTTTTAAAACTGTTTATTACTTTAAATGTGTTGTTGATTGTTAATTCTGGATCTTTCATTAATTTGCCTAATCCATCTTCATTATAAAGTAACATGAATGCTTTGGTATTCAAAGCTGGAGGTAATTCTTCTGAAAACTCTTCTAGGTATTGTTTTTCTACTTCATCAACTAGTGGTTTTCCTAAGTCCATAATTTTATAATTATTTCTTAATCTTTCCTCATCATGAAGTACACGAGCGTAAATAACATGTTCTTTTAATTTAGCCTCTGCTATACCCATCAAATCATCAAAAGATAAAGGTCGTTCAAGCAATTCAGGAAACTTTTTAGTAACACCTTTTTTACCTAAACCTTTAATACCCTCTACTTTATCTGAATTATCACCTAAAAGTGTTTTGTATAAAATAAAATTCTCAGCTAATACACCATAATTGCTTTTAATCATATCTTTGGTGTAAAATTCTTTTTCAGCTGGTCTATATACTGTTATTTTATCGTCTACTAATTGAATAAAATCTTGGTCATTAGATACAATGAATACCTTAGAACCATGTTTAGTAGACAGTATATTACTTAAATATGCGATAATATCATCTGCTTCTACCTTATTCATACTAACTGTTTTAACAGGTAAACATTTTAAATAATGGATTAACCTAACAGTTTGATTAATCTTAGAATCATGTTCCTCTTCTAATGAGTCAAAAACATCCCAGTTAGTAATTCGAACTAAATTTCTACCTGATTTGTATTCAGGTAATAGGTTCTTTCTGTTTATAGAAGAACCAGCACCATCAAATACAACATAGACAGAAGTGGGTTGTAATTGATTTACTAAGTAATTTAATGAGCGTAAAAAACCTCCTAGGCCACCAACATGAGCTCCATCTTGGTTAACCATTTTCATCATTGCAAAATTTCTAAAAAACAAATTCAACCCATCAATGAGCAATACTCGCTCATGAGGATTAGTCAGTACTTCATCTTCTTTGGTTACTTTGCCTAGAAGGTTTATTAAGTCGCTCTTTTTCATGTTATTTAAATATAACAAATTTTCTTAAATAGGCCAAATTTATTCTCCATCCATTAAGTCTAGAGGAATATCTCTGGTTGATTCATTCCAATCTGATGTATCTTCGATTACTTCAAACTTTCCATCTCCTAGAATATCTTTCCATTCTGTAGAATGTGCTTTCTTGTAAGTATCAATTTCTTTTTTATCATCTTGAATAAAACCATGAATAGTAGCAATTACAACACTCTTTGTTTGTAATCCTGTAACGTGGTTCTTATCACATGACACTTTAGTCCTTACAGCAAATTCTACTTCCTTACCGTCTTTAGTTGCTTTAATCTTACTTGTACCGCTATTAGTAATGTTACCAAAAGTCAATACAATAGAAGCATCCAAAAACATTGTTTCACCATTTTTCATCTTCATTTTAGGTTGCGCCATAATATTTTCAGCTGGGGCAACCCAGATTTTATTAATAGCTACCATTGAATTAGTGTATGGTGCATTTTCTTTTCTAGATAGAGGAAAACGTTGATTAATAAAGTTACCAAATTGTTGAGACATAGCTCCTGCGTTCCACATAGGATTGTTTTTATTTGCTTCAACACTCATTTTACAAGGTATTGAACCAATTGAATCCCAGAAGAAACATAAGTCATAAGGCAAATTGCCTTTTTTCTGTTCGTCTAACAAGTCAGCAATAAACTCAGCTACATCTTCAATTGTACCCAATGATGATCTATCTTTATAAATAAAGAACCCATCATGGTCAACTACTTCTCCTGTAGTTTCATCAACTACATCATTAAGTTGGAAACCCATTGTACGAGCGTGTTCCCATGACCATTTCATTTCAGTAATAATAAAAACAGGTAAGATACCCATTTTTTGAGCGCTAATTGCTAACTCAAGTAATGCTGTAGTCTTACCTGTATTACTGTGTCCTCTTAATAATGTAATGTGACCTACTGGAGCGCCGGCTACGGAAATTGAGTCTTGTAGTGCTTTTGAGAATGGAATCCATTTTTGTTCTTTAAATTTAACAGTTCCATTCAACAATTTTTTTTCCTTGAATTTCTCAAGGTTAAAATTTGATTTAATCTCTGAGGAGATTGCTTCCGTTAGCGATTCGCTTTTTTTAGGTTTTGGCATAAAATAACTTTAATTTAATTAAAAAGGCAAATCATTGTCATCTTCGTCTTCAAACAAAGAATCAAATTGATCTGCTTTGTTGGCTTTAGGAGCCATAGGTGTTTTCAAAGCATAAGCTTTAACTGGAGCTACTTCTACTACTTCTTCTTCTTCATCCTCATCTACTTCCCCAGTAGCCTCTTCAGGTGACAACCAATTTTGCAATACTTCTTTCAAAGCATCAAATTCCATTTTGCGTTGAATTTCTAACAATACTGGTTGCTCTTTAAGGAATGTCTGAATTAATGAAGCATCAGAACTCAATGAAGTTGTTTTAGGCTTAATACGAATTGATGATTTAAGACCTTGACGACCACCAATGTCACCTTTAACTACATCAACTGTAAAATCTCTACCTTCATTAATGTCAGTGTAGTCTCCATAATCTTCATCTTCAGCAATACCTAGAAGCTGCATGTAAATTTCTTTACCAAATTCCCACAAACGTACTCCTTTTTCTTCTTCACCCCTAACAATTACAGGAGCAAAAACTCTCATTTTTGGGTCTAATTTTTTAGCCAATGACCAATTTTCTTTGTCATTAGTTTTTCTTAATTGAGCAGCAAATTCTACAATCGGGTCTTTTTCTCCCCAGTTAGTTAAGGCGTAGATAGGAAATTTTGAAAATCCATAGTGAACAAAAACCTCTTGAAATGGGTTTTTAGGATTCAATTTTGAAGGAACAATACGAATTTGGTACTTTCCTTCTTCTTTTGGTTTCCAGTAAACTTTTGAGTAATCAATTTTTTCTTTCTTGCCTGTGTTGTTCGTCGACTGTAATGAATTTAGTCGTTGTTTGATAGCATTAATATCCATGATTTTTATTTATTAGTTTAATATCGGAAATATATGAACGAGGTGTTATAAAACCTAGTTAAGGTGGGCCCTCTTTTAAAGGGCCCTTATTTTATTTTATTTAAAATTTAAATGATTTACTAACCAAATGTATTAAATATTCTTTTACAATAGGTAAATCATAACCTCCCTGCTCATAAAGATCATCAATAATACCGTCTAACAAATTTTCAAGGTCTTCTTTACGCTTCGGGTCCATATCAGCATTAATATCGCTAAATTTAGACTCGTCTTCTTTTAATATTGAGGATGTGGTTTTTTTATTTTCTATTAACCACTGTTTGGCGTCAAAATTGTCTGCTTTTTTCATGCTTATTAATATGTTATAAATCAAAAATCGAAATCATATAAATCCTCATCTTGCTCAATTTGATCATTTTTAAATTCAAGAAAATCTTCATATAAATTTTTATCACTAATTCCTTCATATGCTTTTATATCATCTGCCTTCAAAATGTCATCTAAATATATTTCAATATGTTCATCTATAACTTCATGTTGTTTTAAAGTAGATATAACAAATTTTTTAAAACTTTCACGATATTCTTTATCACTCATGTCTTTATGAGGTAACCAATCTTCATTCAAACGAGTTTCATTCATACTTGTTAAGTCACTTGCTTTAACAGTTATTTGTACATAATCGTCTAAAGCTTCTACTCTATTATCAATAGCGTTAGCTACTTTAACAAAGACATGATTATCACTTAAAATATCTTTCCAATTACTCTCATTGAACTCTTCATCCATATCATCATAAGTAATAGAAAAACTTACAGTTCCATCATCTTCAATGAATCCATCATAATCACCACTGTCACCAGATAATGTAACCATATTATCATCTACTTCAACATTAACCCCTTCTATTTTATTTTCATTTAAACGCGATTGGAAAGTAATTTTATTTTCTACTAACCACTGTTTGGCGTTAAAGTTATCTGCCTTTTTCATATGTTATAAATATTACAATTCAACAATCTTATAAACTTTTGTATTCAATTGTTTCAACTCATTATGGTTGGTTAACAAAATACAGTTTTTATAGTGCTGCCAGTTCACACGGTAAGATGGATCAACCACTCCTCCGTTTAACTTTTTTATCAAATCATTCAACGCATTAATAGTATAAAGCGTATTGGTTTCTTTTTTTCTATGTACTAAAATAGTATTCAATGGAATACCTTCTACATTACCCTGCTCTACATTATAAGTAATAACATATTCATCTGTACTTTTAACATACAAAACAAACATCTTATTATACATAATAGAATAAGCTCTTGTCAGATCATTAATTAAATCATCTAAGCTTTCTAAAGTAGTAAATGTACAAAATAACTTATTATTCACGTCGCATATGGTGGTTAAATCAAAATCGTATCCACTATACATATGTTTATCCTCTTGTAAAATCATAGTCATAACCTTTTTTAGTTTTTGTAATTAATTTATATTTTTCAAATACTTTATTTATCTCAAGTTCAATACCTTCTTCCTTATCTCCTAGTTCAAACAAAAAACTATCATAAGTATATAACACTATCTTGGTTTTTTTACCACGCAATAACTTATGTATATCTATTAATATCCTAGTATTAATAGCACTTTCTATGTTTTGCAACATATAGTTAAAAAGTTTTTGTGGATTCATATTTTCCAATTTATCCTTTTCAAACACATAACCTGAAATCGGAACTGTAACTTGTCCCGTGTTATTAAACTCATTCCAGTTATTTTCTACAAACTGCTTTACTTGTTGAAAAAATTCAAGGTGCTCATACTCTTTAAATACACCTCCATAAAGCTGCTTAAACGTGATTTCTTTTGCTTCTTGATAACTGGTTTGATAGAGGTCTGCGAATGCTTGGTGGACATCTGAAACGCCAAAATCATAGGCAAGTAAGCGACCAACAATAGTAGGATGATATGCGCTAATATCGAACTCAATAAACCCATGACTCGATATGTAGCTTCTCCTTGAGCCATTATCTTTATTTATTGCTGCGAAATTAACGCCGTTAAAAGAATTACTTGGTCTACGTGTTGTTGTAGCCAAATTGTAGTTTGTGTAGATCCTATCATCTTGGATAGAATAAAATTCTTGATTGAGCTCATAATGTTTATCAAATTCATATTTATCTATTTTTAATCCGTTTTTTTCTATTCCAAAGAATGCTAATGTTACTTTATTGTTATAAAAATCAAAATACGATGGTAGTTCCTTTGGTATTACATTATGAACGTGCTCATAAATATGTTCGCATCTTTCGTAATGTTTAGATACCGGTATTAATTTATTTGTTTCTCTATAGTTAGGATACTTAGAGTAAAAATAATCATGTGCCTTTGTATTTTGTATATACGGAGGAGAGAATATGGATAAGTCAGCTAAGCATTTTATTGGGAAGTAAAATAATGCTTGTTTTTTATCTTGTACCCATACCCGCCCTATTTTTTGTAGTATACTGTTTACTACCGTTTTATTAAGCGAAAAAGTTTCACTATGGTCGATACATAACATATAACCCTTAGTGTCATTAAACGGTCTAATATAGACTAATGATGCTTTATTTAAAGCAGGATGAATATAATCATGGTAAGGAACAATCTCAACAAAAGCCTCTTTAATGATTTTTTGTTGTAGTACTTCTAGATGTTCTTCAGTTTCAATTAGCCAAAACATAACCTTGATTTAATATTAATATAACATCAAGATTTTAACTAGCCAAATTTATTGGTAGTATTTAGTCCAATTAAATTCTAAGTATTGATCTAAAGCAGGTAATTTTAATTTAAAAATAGTTAAATCAGTATTGTTTTTATTTACTTTAGCTACTTGTTCTTTATTTCCTGTTAGTTGCCAATCTAAATAAAAAGGAAAATATAATGACCATTGTATTGAGTCTGATTTTTCTAGTAATAAGTTAAATAAGTTTTGATTTATTTCTAAATAGATTATTTCATTTGTTTTTTTACAGAAATATCTTCTAAATTCTCCAATTTGATAATCTTGTTGAGTTGGTAAAACAGGAGAGTAATAAGGTAAAATTCTACTTGTTGGAGCATATTTTGGATACTCTTGGTAAAAAAATGAGGATGGGTATGACTCATATTGAGTTTCCCCATTTGATGAGTATGAAAATAAAGCTGGAGAGTTGTCTAGTGTATTAACTACATTAGGTGAAGCCCAACTTGGGTTTTGGATTAATTCTAAAGAAGGTAATTCTTGAGGTGTACGACCAGTATAAAATTTACCAGTTGATAGTTTATAATAATATCCAGAATAAGGTAATTTTGTATTTAAATAAAAGAATTCTCCCCCATTAGTATATAGATTAGTTGTTATTTGAGATTGAGGATAGTAAGCCATTATCTTTTATACTTATTTAGGTTCAACAACTCTAATTATACCTCTAATACTTTGAGTATCCATTTTTCTATTTTTTAGGTATCTAACCTGACCTCCGTTTCTAGCATCAGTAGAACTAGAATTACCTTCAATAGATTCATAAGTACGTTTTTTATTATCTGTAGTTCCAGCTACACCTATATGACTGTAACTATAAACAATTAAGTCACCAGGGAATATTTGAGTTTTACCTTTAATAAAATCAACCGCTTGTCCTAACGCTTTCATATTATTATAAGTTAAGGAAACACCTCCAGTTAAAGGACCACCAGATGCTATAAAATTATTTAATGTTGTTGAAGCTATAGATTTAACTGCTGGGTCTGTAGATCCAACTTCAGTATATGCTTCGTTCCATACTAATTTAGTAAACCAACCACACCAAGCTGAACTGTTAGAGGAGAACCATCCTACATTAGCTATTTTAGTTTGGAAAGTAGAATCAACAAATCCTTTATTATCATTTTTATTATAAATTGAACCGTTTGATTTTTGAACATACTCAGCAGGAAGTTCTCGGTTACCAACATATGATTTAGCTATTCTAACAATAGTGTTTCTTAAAACAGAAACAGTAGCTATATCTGTGTGACTAACTGGATCTTGAGGTGGTTCATTTCCTGCTACTGTAGGATCAACTGGGGTTGGAGGTTGAAGTTTTTTCTTTGTTGCTTTAGATACTTTAGGTATAGCTAAAGAATCAATACTAGTAGTCCAAACATTTCCTTGAATATTATTACTTATTCCTGAAATAATGAATTCCATAGCGTCAGGATAATTTTCTGGTAAGAATGTAGAATCAATAGTATATTTTTGATAAATTTTCATTCCACCTAAACCATCCATAGTTAGGGATAAATTAAAAGGTAAAAATCCATTATTAGGAGATGAAGCATATGGGTTTGTTTTTCTAGCTTCTTCAGTTGCTTGTTTTTGATCGTATTCTAATAATTGAACTTGAGTACTAGTAAAATTATTAAATGAATCTTCATTCCATTTAGGAAGAGTTTCATTTCTATGTGAGGCTATAGTTTTAATAAAATTACTATAAGCGGTTAAAGCATTTTTGTATCTAGTTTCTGTGTCTTGATTTTCATCAGCTCCAGCTGTAGTATCAGGACTTGTTATTTCACTACTTATTCTTGGTCTAGTGCCTTTATTTAAATTAGATAACATAGTTGCATCTTGACCAGTTACGTATCCTGCTGCTGTTGATCCTATTGTAATCATATTAGCTAAGTCAGGAGTAATTTCGGTTTTTAATTGCATGTCTCTAACAAAACTACCTCCTCCTTTTAAACCATAAACATTAAATTGTACTGTGTCTTTATTTATAATTAAAGAGTCTCGGTCAGGTAAAGCAGTTTCATCAATAAAAATTATTTTATTGGTTTCTGTGTTTATCTTTGAAGTAATGTTATTAAAATTACCTGTTGCTTTACAATATCCATTTAACATACCGTTTAGCAAATCAATCAATGGAACTTTACCATCTTTGTCTTGTAAATCTTCTAACAACCTTAATATAAAAACAAAATTAAAATAAACATACATTAATTTCATGTATGAATTATTTCCTACAGGTCTAAAAGGATTTTCAGCGCTTGGGAAAATAGGATAATCAGTAATTCCTTCACATTTAAAATTACATATTCTAGGATCAGCACTAATTTGTCTACCAGGAGAATAACTTAGAATATTTTCACTATTAACATCATCAAAGCTAATTAATTTACCTCCATTTTTAATATTAGGTACAGTAGTATTTTGTAAATAATCTAAAAAAGCTCCAAATCTAACATAATATTCAACACGATTATTTTCAAAGGCTTGAGCTGCGTAATCAATGTATTCTTTATTTCCGTATTTTCCCTTTAATGTTTGCATACCATTAGGAGAAAATTGATCTAAATTAGCACCACTTCTATCTGTGAATAACTGATATTGTATTTCAGCGAATTTAGCTCCAATGGAATGAGCATGAGAAAAAGCTACAATAATAGAATCAGGACTAGCATACCCTCTGTTAGGGTCAACAGCATCAAAACCTGCTGATCCTGAAGGAGCAGATGAACCTGAATCTTGAGCGGCTACTCCAGGTAGTAAAATATTAGCTTTTAAAGCTTCAACTACATCACCTACACTTCTAAGGATTATAGTTATATCATAAGATCCATCTCTATTAAAAGTCCAATTATAGTTAACTACTTTACCTATAAGAGCATCATAGTTACCATAAGTTTCTTTTCTTTTTTCTTCAATTTTATCTAAAAAAGTATTATAATTGTATTTAGCTGTTAAAAAATCATCAGCTAAACTAGCATTATTATCAGCTATAAAAGTATTTAAATTTTTATAATAACAGTTATTACCCCATTCTAAAAGCATTAAATAACCTAAACGTAAATATAAAGTACTTATTATATCAAATTGGTTTTTATTATTTGCTTTGACCTGGATTGTAGCTGTTTTTAATGATCCTCGAGCCTCTGTTTTGATATTAGCTGAGGTTATACCAGGCATTGGATTAATACCATATTCTGATCCTCCTAGACCATAAGCTCCAACATTATCAAAGACTCTACTTGTGTCTAAACCTGCTCTTTGATAGGTTTCAGCAGTCCCAGTTCTTGGAGATTCATCTGTTACACCATTAAATAAAACATATTTTTCAGCTAGTTGACTTCCTTGAGTAAATCCACCACCAAAACTACTTTTATTTGTTATCTTACCATCAGGACCAGTGACTTGTAAATTTACAATATCAGCTGATGATATTAATTTTACAAAACCATTTCTAGTATTTTCCCATACTAAGTTTTCATTAGTTCTAGCTGCTGATCCTAAAATAGCCTGTCTTGTAGCTACTTGTTCAACAACATATTTATCAAAACCTTCTCCAACTATATTACTCATGTTAAGAATTTATTCTATTAAAAGCATTTATAATACCACTATAAAAAGCAGGTATTCTAATTTGTATTCCTTCAGGGATTATTAATGAATTTTGAGGTAATTTATCAGTATTAGCTATAGAAATAATCCACCATAAAGAACTATCTTTATAATATTGTTGAGCTAAAACATCAAATCTATCACCTTGAACAGTATAAACATACACATCATCAGAAGTAACAGGTACTTCAGGATAACGAGAAGTAACATATACTAATTTTTTATCTATTTTTGTCTGTGGTATGTTTTGATATCTATTCATATTAACTATTAGCAGTTATAATGGGTCCATAACTATCATTACCTTTTAAAGATATAAATCTTTGAATACCGTATCCGTTAGTGAAACCAGTACCATCATCATTATTAAAGGTTAATGTTTGTTTTGAAGGTATAAATTGTTGAATTGGAAGAAAATTAAATCCTTGTACTCTAATAATATGAGGTACTTGGGCTGTAGTATTATCTGGAAGTCCTTGGGGATTAGCTTCAATACCTATTTCCCATGGTGAATCTTCTTGAAGGTCATAAGTTAACCCAGTGATTATGCCTGGTTGGTTTACTATATAGTCTCCGACAGTAATTTGGGCTAAATTACCTCTCATATAACCTTGAGGACTATAATTAGGGGCAGTGCTAGAAGCTAAATAGTTTAATTTTTTATACATTGGAAGCAACTCTTGTTTTGATTGAGCTGCTACTGTCCAAGA